CACGATCATCAGCGACACGACGGCGTACCGGAACCGGCTCGTAGCCAACTCTCTCAGGGTCGGGACCACGATCAGGTTCACGGCGCTAGGAACGAACACTAGCACGGTCGCCAATGCGACCACGTTCCGCGTCCTGATGGGCACGAACAACTCGACAGCGGACACGGCGGTCCTGACTGCTGCTGTCACGTCCGCCGCGGGCGGCACTGGTATCCCGTTCCGGGTCGTGATCGAGCTGACGTGCCGGGGCGCGCTAGGCGCGACGTGCGCGTGGTATGGCTACATGTGGGTCTACAACGTCGGCACGACCGGTATCTACACGCTCTACACGTTTGGAATCGCTGGGACGATGGCGACCATCGCCAGCACGTCGGCCCTGTACGTCAACCTGAGCCACCAGACGGCCGCGGCGACGACCACGAACACGTTCCAGGTTGTGACGATGGAAGTGGTGGTTCCGTAGATGGCGATGAAGTTCCTCGGCTCCAGGACGTTTGACGTCAAGGGCTGGTTCTCTCGGCTCCTGACGCCGTCCGGCTGGTTCGATCAGGAGCTTGAGGATTCTGGCGGGGCGGGATCGGCCACGCTTGCGGCCGGCGGCAACGCCATCACCGTCACGGCTGCGACCGCCGTCCTGGTGGCGGCCGTCACCCTATCGGCGGGGGCCAATACCGTCACCGTCACGGCTCCGGCTGCGACGCTCCAGGCGAGCATCAGCCTGGCGGCCGGGCCCAACGTCATCACGCTGTCGGCCCCTGCCGCGTCCCTGGCGGCTCAGGCCACGCTCGCGGCAGGGGGTCAGGCCGTTACCCTGTCCGCCCCGGCGGCGTCGCTCCTGGCGGCCGTGGCGCTTCCTGCCGGGGCTCAGGGGATCGTCCTGTCGGCCCCGACCGCGGCGGTCCTGCCCGGTGGGGTAGACCTGCCGGCGGGGAGCCAGAGCATCGCCCTTGCGGCGCCTGTGGCCACGCTGGTGGCTTCCGGGGGTGCGGATGCGACCCTGGCGGCAGGGGGCAACGCGATCACGCTGTCCGCCCCCACGGCAGCGCTGGCGGCAGCCACAGGCCTGGACGCCGGCGCGCAGGCGATCGCCCTCGAGGCGCCCGCGGCGGCGCTCGTGCCGGGCGGGGTGGCGCTTGCCGCCGGTGGCCAGCAGATCACCCTGTCCGCCCCCGACGCGACGTTGGTCGTGCCGTCGGACGTCGGCCTGGACGCGGGCGGGAACACGATCACGCTGTCCGCTCCGGACGCGACCCTGGACACCGGGAGCACGCAGGGACCATCCGCGGAGTGGATCCCGGTCCTGCTCCCGTTCGCGCGGACCGTCCGGGCCGGGCCGGCGACCGTCTGGCTTTCTGCCCCCCCTGCCGTCCTGGTGGCGGGCGGGGCGGTGTGGGACGACGAAGAGCTGCTACTTGGGGAAATCTGAGGGGGGCACCATGCGCGAGACCTTGCTGGCAATCATCGAAGCGGAGTGGGCGAGGATGGCGGATGCGGTCGCCCATGCCGGGCCTGGATTCTCGGCCCCTGTCCGGGTGGCTGCCGGCCGGAAGATGCAGGGAGACGTTGCGGTCATTCCGCTCCGGGGGTTCCTGGCGAAGGGGGAGCCGTCCGGGATCATGGGCATGCTCTTCGGAGGCACGTCTGCCGACCGCTTCGCCCGGGACGTGGTCGCGGCGCTGCGGGATCCGTCCATTGGGGCGGTGGTCATGGACGTGGACTCGCCCGGCGGAGAGGTGGCGGGGACGCCGGAGGCTGCTGCGATGATCCGGGACGCCCGCGGGGGCAAGCCCCTGATCTCGGTGGCGAACACGATCATGGGCTCGGCCGCCTACTACATCGGGGCGCAGGCTGACGAGGTGGTGGTGTCGCCTTCCGGGATGGTCGGCAGCGTGGGCGTGTTCGCCGCCCATGTGGACGAGAGCAAGGCCCTGGAGACCGAGGGGCGGAAGGTATCGCTGATCTCCTACGGTCGGCGCAAGGTCGAGGGGAACCCCTACGAGCCCCTGACCGACGAGGCCCGGGCTTCGATCCAGGCCCGGGTGGACTACGCGGGCGAGCTGTTCGTGGCGGACGTGGCCAAGGGACGCACCAGCTCGGCCATGGGGCGCCGGGTGTCAGCGGACAAGGTGCGGGCCGGGTACGGCGAGGGGGCCCCCCTGGTGGCGCCGGAGGCTGTGGCCGCGGGCGTGGCGGACAGGATCGCGACGCTGGACGAGGTGCTGTCCGAGCTGGTGCGCGGGCGCTCTCCCCGGGGCGGGGCCCGGGCCTACGATGCGTCCGAGTTGGCCGCCCGCGCTGCGCTCGCGGATTTTCGTTGACTCTGAGACCCTATCTGTGGTAGCGTTCCCACAGTCGTAGCGCATCCGTTGGCCTCCCGACGGCTTCGGCCCTCCGGGTAGGCAACGCGGCACCGGCGCTCCTTTGCGCCCCTGCTGATGGCATCCACACGATGCCGGCAGGGGCGCTTTTGCTTTCCGGCCGGCGAAGGAGCAGACCATGGACCGGATCAAGGAGCTGGAGGCCGAGCGCGACGAACGCCGCGGGACCATCAGGGAGATCCTGGATGGCGCGGCCAAGGACAAGCGGGCGCTCACGGACGAAGAGCGGACGCAGACGGACGCGGCGACGGTGGAGCTCGACAGGATCAGGGCCACGCTGTCGCTGGAGCAGGTGCGGGCCAACTTCGACCGGAAGGACGCTCCCGCCATCGACGCGGCTCCGGCCGCCAAGCCGATCCCGGCTGCTGCGCTGGCAGAGAAGACGCCCGAGAGCAAGCGGAACTGGACCGGGTTCGGGAAGTTCTTGGGCGCGGTCGCCGACTTCGCCCGGACCGGGCGGATCGACACCGAAGTCCTGGCCGGCCCGACCGGCGTGAACGTCACCACGCCCAGCGAGGGCGGGTTCCTGGTGCAGCGCCAGTACAGCGACGCGCTGCTCGCCCGGGCCATCGAAACCTCGAAGGTCGCGTCCCGCGCCTGGTGGGTGCCGGTGGGCGACGGCTTCGACGGCGTCGAGATGCCCTACATCGAAGAGACCAGCCGCGTCACCGGATCCCGGTGGGGCGGCGTCCAGGTGTACCGCAGGGCCGAGGCCGAGACCGTCACGGCGAGCAAGCCCAAGCTGGGCCGGTTCGATCTGCGGCTCGAAGACCTGATGGGCATCTGCTACGCGACCGAGCGCAGCATCCGCGACGCCTCCGCTCTGGGCGCGATCATCTCCAAGGCCTTCGCGTCGGAGATGGCGTTCAAGCTCGACGACGAAGTGATCCGCGGTACCGGCGTCGGTCAGTCCCAGGGGATCCTCGCGTCGCCCTGCCGGGTGACGGTGGCCAAGGAGGCCGGGCAGACCGCGGCCACCATCGTGGCCAAGAACGTGATGAACATGCGGTCGCGCATGCGCCCGCCCAGCCGGGGGAACTACGTCTGGCTGTACAACCAGGACATCGAGCCTCAGCTGCACTCCATGAGCGTCCCGGTGGGCGTGGCTGGGGTGCCCGTGTACTCGCCCGCCAACGGCCTGGCGGGCCCCTACGACACGCTCTACGGCCGGCCCCTGGTGCCGATCGAACAGGCGGACACGCTGGGCCAGGAAGGCGACATCATCGCCGCGGACATGGCCGAGTACATGATCATCGACAAGGGCGGGATCGAGACCGCCGAGTCCATGCACGTCCGCTTCCTGTACGGCGAGAACGTGTTCCGCTTCCTGTGGCGCGTGAACGGCGCCCCGACCTGGAAGTTGGCGCTGACTCCCTACAAGGGCAGCGCCACCGTGTCCCCGTTCGTCACCCTGGCCGTCAGGGCGTAAGGAGGCGATCATGTACGTCCACATCCCCGAAGGGCTGGCTCCCGTGACGCTGCTGGCTCCGGCTGCCGACGCCGGTGGCCGCACTGGCGCCGTCTACGTCAGCCTCAAGAACGCGCTCAAGGCGTTCCTGGTGGTCCACATCAACCAGGGCAACGCCGCCACCGTCGCCATCACGCCCGTCCAGGCCACGGCCGTCGCTGGCACCGGGTCCAAGGTGCTGACGAACAACGTGCCCATCTGGTCAAACCAGGACTGCGTCGCGTCGAGCGCCTACGTGCGCGCGACCGACGCGGCGAACCTGACGACCAGCGCGGGCGTCAAGGACAAGATCATCATCTTCGACATCGACCCGACGCTGGCGATGGACATGGCGCTGGGCTTCGACTGCATCAGCGTGACCACCGGAGCGAGCAACGCCGCGAACATCACGAGCGCCGAGCTGTTCGTGCTGCCGAAGTTCGGTGGCGTGTCGCAGCCGGACTACATCACCGACTAGCAAGGGACGCGGGGCGGTCCTCCGGGGCCGCCTCGCTCTCGACCGGACGCCATGAGACTGTCACTGATAACCGCGCCGACCGCGGAACCCGTGGACCTGGCCGAAGTGAAGGCGCAGTGCCGCGTGGAGGAGGCGGACTCCGACGCGTTGCTGACCGGCCAGGCCACCGCGGCCAGGATCTACGCGGAAGGGTTCATGGGTCGGCAGCTCATCACGGCGACGTGGGAGCTGTGGCTGGAGTCGTTCCCGTGCGGGTCGGATCGCATCTGCGTGCCGTTGCCTCCGCTCCAGTCCGTGACGTCTATCAAGTACATCGACACGTCGGGCGTACTCCAGACGTGGGGCGCGACTTACTACCTGGTGGTTTCCGAGGCTGCGACGAGCCCCTACGCTCAGAAGGCCACCATTGAGCCCGTCTACGGCACCACCTGGCCAGTATGCCGGGAGCAGCCGAACGCGGTCCAGGTGAAGTTCGTGGCCGGGTACGGGGCGAGTTCGGCGAGCGTTCCGGAGGCGATCCGGCGCGCGATCTTGCAGGGAGTCTCGGCGCAGTACGACAACAGGGAGAGCCCCCCGATGGCGCTGGCCATGAATGCGGCCTTGTGGCCGTTCCGGGTGTGGTGATGCCGCAAACTGCGCCCCCGGGGCGCTAGGAGGAGACTATGCCTTACGTCAATCCCGCCGGAGTGGACACGCAAGCATGGAGCAGCATTCGGCTCGGGTTCCGAGTGGACCGGGCGACCGCGGTGCTGCCGGCGACGACTTCCACGACCTACTTCACCGTCACCGGAGGCCGCGTGGCGGCCTACTTTCTCGGCGAGGTGACGGTCGTCTTCGACGGCACGGTCAACTCGCTCAACCTGACCCACACCCCGACCGGCGGAACGGTGGGAGACATCTGCGCCGCCGCGGTCGTCACCTCGAAAGAGGTCGGCTGCATGTTCGGCATGAGCGGATTGCCGACCGACGCGCTGACGATGACGACCTCTTCCTCGCTGTTCCGCAACGCGGTCATCCTCAAGCCGGGCGCCACGAAGCTGAAGTCAACCGCGACCGACGCCACGGGCTCGACGAAGTGGACCTGCTGGTACGTTCCGCTCGACGAAGGCGCGGCCGTGGTGGCTGCGTAAGCGGCCATGGTCCTCGCCGGCACTCTCGACCGTCGCCTGATGATCCAACAGGAGCAGATCCTGAAGGATCCCGCAGGCACCGGCGAGGACTTGTCAACGTGGCTCCCGTGGGCGAGCGTGTGGGCCAAGGCAGAGCGGCCCAGTGCACGGGAGCAGCAGCAGGCAGAGCAGATCGCGGCGAAGGTAGACACGCGCTTCACCATCCGCTACCTGCGCGACCTGTCTCCCAAGGGGTTCCGCCTGGTGGACTCGGATGGGCGGGTCTACGACATCAGCGGAGTCCGCGAGATCGGCCGTCGAGACGGCCTCGAGGTCCTGGCGTGGGGGCGTGGC